AACAGCAAGGATATTGTGTTTGTCGGTGCCACTGGTGGTCAGTACGCCCAGAACATGATCTATCACAAGGACGCCATCACTTTGGCTACTGCTGACTTGATCATGCCTCAAGGTGTTGACATGGCTTCTCGTGCCGTTCACAATGGTTTGAGCCTGCGTGTTGTTCGTCAGTACGACATCAACAACGACCGTATGCCTTGCCGTATTGACGTGCTGTATGGCTACTCCACCATTCGTCCTGAGATGGCTTGCCGTCTCTGGGGTTAATGTTTAACACTTAAAGGAAAATATCATGGCACTCCCAAAAATTGGTGACGGTGAGCAAGTTGGTGATGGCAATACCAGCGAAGTTCTGAATGTTGGCCGTTCAGGTCAATCTCTGCAACTCGGTGGCGCAGCATCTACTACGGTTGGTTTTTATGGCGCTACGCCAGTTGTGCAACGCGCAACGGCTACGACCCATACAACTACCAATGTAGTGACTTCAGCAAGCTACGGTACGTTGCAAGTGGCTCAAATGCAAGAAGTGATGAACACTCTTGCTGGCTTGGGCCTCTGGGCACCCTGATGGATCGAGGTTCGCTCCTGCACGTTGGTTGTGGGAGCGAATCTGTTCTTTCAGTTAAATGAAAGTTGTATTTTGTCTGCCTACAGTCAAGCGCCCATATCAGCAATGTTTGGACGCTATTAAAGCATCCATACCATTGATTCAGGAAGCAGGCTGGGAAGAAGGCTTAGTCAATGAAGTCGGCAACCCATACATTTCGGCTGCTCGTGCAGCTATGTTGCGTAAAGCACTCGACGCCAAGGCAGATGTGATTGTGTTCATTGACCATGATGTCTCATGGGCACCGCGAGATTTGCTGACTTTGATCGAGACTCCAGGCGATGTTGTCGCTGGCTTGTATCGGTTCAAGAAAGATGAAGAACATTACATGGGCATCTTGCAAGACGGCGAAAACTTTATGCCGGTCTGTAGAGATGACGGCTGCATTCTGGCCACTAGAGTACCAGCAGGGTTTCTGAAGGTCACTAAAGAGGCTGTAGGGCGATTCATGGACGCTTACCCACATCTTTGCTACGGCCCAAAATACAACCTATCAGTTGATTTGTTCAATCATGGCGCTCACAAAGGCGCTTGGTGGGGTGAAGATTATGCCTTCAGCCGCAATTGGGTTGACGCGGGAAATGACATTTGGGTTGTCCCTAATCTAGATTTAACACACCACAGCACCGAGCAAGCGTATGTGGGAAACTATCACAACTTTTTACGAAGACAGCCTGGAGGCGATTTATGAACATCGTACTAACCCACCCCAAACACGGCGCTAAGATTGCAATATCTGAAGTAGAAGCAAAACAAGATGAAAAGATTGGCTGGGTACGCTATACTGCGCCTACGCCTGTTGAACCAGTCGTGCGCAAATACACCCGCAAACCCATCGAACAGCCCATCAGCAACGCTTTGCTGGCAAGCGACGAATCCGAAGGAGAGTAATCATGGCCACTGCTGGCGACCAAATCAACAGGGCGCTACGCCTATTAGGTGTTCTTGCCGAGGGGGAATCCCCGTCAGCAGATACAGCCAATGATGCTCTGACCGCGCTAAATCAGATGATTGACTCGTGGTCAATCGAGCGTCTATCTGTCTACTCAACTCAAGACCAAACCTTCACTTGGCCAGCCAATGAGGTCGTACAGACTCTAGGCCCGTCAGGTGACTTTGTTGGCAACCGGCCTGTCCTGTTGAGCGACTCATCCTACTTCGTGGTCAACGGCGTGTCATACGGCATCAAGCTGGTCAATGAGGAAGAGTACAACAGCATCGCTGTGAAGTCTGTGACCTCCACCATGCCGCAGGTCATGTATGTCAATATGACCTACCCTGATGTCACTATGCGGGTTTACCCTGTGCCGACTCAGGCTATCGAGTTCCATTTCATCTCGGTGCAAGAGTTGTCGCAGCCAGCACTACAGGCTACCGAGTTGTACTTCCCGCCAGGTTATCTGAGAGCCTTCACCTACAACTTGGCCTGCGAGATCGCGCCTGAGTTCGGTGAAGAGCCATCGCCTGGTGTGCAGCGCATCGCTATGACCTCAAAGCGTAACCTCAAGCGTGTCAACAATCCAGATGATGTGATGAGTATTCCGTATGCGATGGTGTCGTCGCGTAGGCGCTTCAATGTGTACAGTGGGAACTACTGATGAAAACGCCTATCCTCGGATCATCGTATGTGACCCGTAGCGTCAATGCGGCTGACAACCGGATGGTCAATCTGTTCCCAGAGATCATCCCCGAAGGTGGCAAAGAGCCTGCGTTTTTGAACCGTGCGCCAGGGCTGCGTAACGTGGTCACTGTCGGCGCTGGACCCATCCGTGGTCTGTGGGCGTTTGGTGACTATATGTATGTCGTCAGCCGTGACAGGCTCTACAAGGTGGACTCCAGCTACACCGTCACCCTGCTCGGCACGATTGCCAACACGGGTCCGGTCAGCATGTCCGACAACGGCACACAGTTGTTCATTGCCGCTAACGGGCCAAGCTACATCTACAACGCCACCACAAACGTGTTTGCAGCCATCACAGACCCTGATTTCACAGGGGCTGGTACGGTAGGCTACCTAGACGGTTATTTCGTCTACAACGAGCCTAATAGCCAGATTATCTGGGTGACTCAACTTCTGGATGGCACATCAGTCGATCCACTTGATTTCGCCAGTGCCGAGGGCGCTCCAGACGGCGTGGTGGGCCTTATCATCGACCACCGTGAACTGTGGGTGTTCGGCACCAACTCAGTCGAGGTATGGTACAACTCAGGCGATGTGGACTTCCCACTGACGCGCATCCAAGGTGCCTTCAACGAGATTGGCTGCATAGCCCCCTACTCGATCACCAAGGCTGACAACGGCATCTTCTGGTTGGGCAAGGACGCTCGTGGCCAAGGTATGGTCTACCGCGCCAACGGCTACACGGGTCAGCGCATCAGCACACACGCTGTCGAGTGGCAGATACAGCAGTACACCAACCTCGAAGACGCTATCGGCTACACCTACCAGCAAGAGGGCCACACCTTCTATGTGCTGGTGTTCCCTACAGCCAACACCACTTGGGTCTACGATATGTCCACCCAAGCGTGGCATGAACGCGCTGGTCTGGTCGATGGTGAGTTCACCCGTCACCGTAGCAACTGCCAAGTCGCCTTCAATAATGAAATCATTGTGGGCGACTTTGAGAACGGCAACTGCTACGCACTTGACTTGTTTGTCTATGCCGACAATGGCGCAACCCAGAAGTGGCTACGCTCGTGGAGGGCGCTGCCTACTGGTCAGAACAACCACAAGCGCACGATCCACCACAGCCTAGAACTTGACTGCGAGATGGGCGTGGGCCTGAATACCGGCCAAGGCTCGGACCCGCAGGTCATGCTGCGCTGGAGTGACGATGGTGGCCACACATGGTCAAACGAACACTGGACAAGTATGGGCAAGATCGGTGAGTTCTACCGCCCTGCTATCTGGTGGCGTCTAGGGGCCACGATGCAACTGCGTGACCGCGTCTATGAGGTCAGCGGTACTGACCCCGTGAAGATTGCCATCATGGGCGCTGAACTCTCGCTGACGCCGACAAATGCTTAACGTCCCCATCACGCAGCCCCGTGTTCCTCTCATTGATGAGAGGACTGGGAACATCTCGCGTGAGTGGTATCAGTTCTTTCTGTCGCTCTATACAGTTACAGGGTCAGCAACAGGGGTAATACCCGTGGCCAGTGGCGGCACAGGGCTGTCCACCATACCAACAAACGGGCAACTGCTGATTGGCAATGGGTCAGGCTACACCCTTCGCACCCTGACCGCAGGCACTGGTGTCACGATCACCAACACTGCTGGCGCAATCAGTATCAGTATCGCTGCTGACAGTATTGTCACAAAGACATCTGACTATACGGCCACAGCAACCGACTACACGATTCTGTGCGATGCCTCTGGTGGTGATCTAACAATTACACTGCCGAGTGCAGCCAGCATTCCAGCGCATATCTACAACGTCAAGAAAATTGACTCTTCTGACAATTTGGTTACTATTGCGTCAGTAAGCACAATAGACTCTGAGGCATCTGTATCTACCTATATGCAGTGGACAAATATTGCGCTTCAATCTAACGGCACAAACTGGTTTATTCTATGAGTTACATTCCTTCAGCACCTGACAAGATTGCATTCAGTACATCTGCCCTACTTGGCAACGGCGCTACCTATTCCTCTGGTGTTCTGAGTCTGATCGGCTATACACAAGTTCAGACGGATGTGCTGTCAAACGTAGATGGCACTATAACTGTCTCCTTCATTGAAGACGCAGCAGGTACTGTAACCCTACGAACCCTGAC